GTAAAAGAGCGCAAGCAGGATATGTCTGCGAACGAGATTCAGGAATGTCTTGCTCCTATCAGAGAAGCGATGGGAAGAGTGAACTATACAGGTCGGCAGAGAGTGCTGGCTATTGTAATCGAATACTTAATGAGGTGACCATGTCCGAGTATAAAGTTGACTTCCGAGATCAGAACACTACCGTAGTAATGGACTTGAGAAAAGATGGCGTTCTTGTAGCATCTTCAAGTGGCGATAGTAAGAAGGTGGCTGTATCTAATGCCCTCAGAGTTCTTCAGTCCAGAATCGACGTTGGTAAGGAAGCTGAAGGGGCAAAAGGCTATCTTGATGCCTATCAGGAAGGTATCCCGGAATGATTGAGAGGTTCTTCTCAAAAGTATCTGTGAAGGGTCCAGATGACTGCTGGGAGTGGCAAGGGAGTTTCTTCAAAAGTGGATATGGTAAGTTTAGCATAGGCCGGAAAACTCTTTATGCCCACAGAGTTTCTTTTGAGATAAAGAACGGAAAGATACCAGAAGGGAGGATGGTCAGGCATAAGGTATGCGATAATCCTAGGTGTGTCAATCCTGCTCACCTAAGCCTTGGGTCGCAAAAGGACAATATGTGCGATAAGGTTATAAAGGGTAGACAAACTCGAACCTCTTTGTCTGGAGAGAGTAATGGCCAAGCAAAGCTAACTTTTGATCAGGTAGTTGAGATCAAAGAGCTTTATGCTACTGGGATTGTCACTCAGCAGATACTTGCTGATCACTTTGGTGTAAGTCGTGGACAAATCAGCAACATTATAACCGGCCATAAATGGAAGGATAGTAAGCCCGCTTGCCACGCGGTTCGGATAGCGTAAGAATAAGCGGGAAGCGAAACGAAGCCGCAATTATTCTGTAGTTTGTTAAATGTCCTACCTGAAGGTGCTCTCCGCTGCCATCAACTCGTTGAGCTTTCCCAGCCTTCAGGTAGGATTTTCTTTTCACTGGGAGGAAAGTATGGGCACTCATTCATTTGAGGATGATCTGTTTGAAGAAGGGGTAGTAAGACCTCAAGCTGCGCCTATTAAGGCAAAGAAGCAGAATCCTCTCACCACTACCTGGAAAAGTCTCTACCAAGAAGTATATGGTGTAGAGTTCGATAGATTAGATGATCCGAACCTCTTCAATGCTTGCGTAGAGCTTAACCGCTTCTGTAAGCAAAACAGCCTCGACTTCTCCGCTTACTCTAAGTGGGGAATGGAAAACTTTGAAGTATTCAGTCCTCGCCGGCTCATGAACCCTAAGTTCATCGAAGCACACAAGAACAGTATTATCCCAGAAGACGCGACTGGAGGCTTCTTCGTCATCGAGACTGGAGAGGTCGTCAATACTGTCTTTCAGGAAGATGGACAAATCGCCTTCGATATTCCTGCTAGTGGGGAAGTATATATCGAGGGTAAGAAAGTCCATGTTATGAAGGTATAGCATGGCGAGTTTACAGCACGAGTTTGTAGAGCTGCTAAGGGCACAAAATGCTCATCCGAGAGATATAGCCTACGCAGCTGCTAATATCCCGAAAGAGTTCTGGGATATAACAAGAGCGAATATTGAGGTTACTGCTAAGAACAAGCACGTATTCGACTACGTGACTGACTACGTAGATAACCTTCATACTCGGATAGCTGAGGGGGCAGGTTTGACAATGATGGGCCCAGCCAAAGAGGGTAAGACCTTATTTGGTTGTGCTATATTGAAGTCTTCCGCGATTCACCCTGAGCAACTACGAAGAGATTATCAGGTGGTTAGAATCAACTATGACACAATCATAGAAGACTTTACTCACCTAAGACACGAACAAGATTCTTACATGGAGCTAAGGAATGTGCTCCAGCGAGCAGATATACTGTTCATAGATAGTATATCATATACTCCGCCTTCAGGAGTGCTCCTTTCTGTTGCTAGGACGCGACGAGACTTCAGGAAATCAACTATCTTGGCAACGACGGTAGCTGACCAGACGAAGTTAAGTCAATTGAGAGCGCAAGAATTGGTAGACGTTTTCAAAGACGTTAACAAAGCGTTTATGGTAGGGCGATAGTTGATTGAACTTTCTGATGTACAACTTGAAAGACAGTTAGTTGGCACACTCCTTCAAGACCAGGTGGTGCTGACTGATCTTATAGTCCCTTGGGAATCCAAGAGAGGGAAAGACTGGTTCACAGGAACTGAACTTCGATGGATCGCCACGAGAGTGATGAAGAACTATCGAACGTTCGGATGTATTCCATCGAAGCAGCTTCTCCTATCTAATCTCAAGGAAGAGACTGCCAAGGCAGGGCGTAAAGAAGAAGAACGAGAAGCACTTCATGAGCAGTATGAGATTCTGCTAGATAGGCTTTATACTTCAACTCCTTCGTCCAGAGAGATTTGCCAGGCTATAACAGCTAGACTCGTTAAGCTGCTGGTCAATAGAGAGATAGCAGATACTGGTCAAAAGTATGCTGATCTTATAAACTCAGGAGATGTAGACGCAGGATTAAAAGACCTGAAGTCTTCGATTCTGAGGATTGACCAACTAGAAGCTGCTAGCACTATAGTAACTGGGGATATATTCGACCTTGAGAACGAGATCGAGTATATCAGAACTAGGCGAGAGCATCCTGAGTTATTCCACGGTATACCTACTGGGATCAAAGTCTTCGATGATGAGACTCAAGGTATCCACCCTGGAGAGACAGGCTTTATCATTGGCCCTTCAGGTAGAGGAAAGACAACGCTTGCTTGTGAGATCGGATATAATGCGCTGAGGGCAGGATTCAACGTCTGCCAGTTCACGATTGAATCGGCGCTCCAGTTGATCAAGTTCAAGTATTATTCGAGGATTGCTCAGATACCGTATAACTTCTTCAAGTTTGCGGTTCCTGGTGAAGAGCCAGATAAAGACTGGGTGGACGACTGGCTACGATCAATGAGAGCCTTAGAGAATAAGGTATCCTCAAGACTAAAGATTGTAGATATTCCAGAAGGATGTTCCCCGTCTGTTATAGAAGATATATGTATGCACCGATTCGGAGCTTGGCGACCGGATGTGGTTATTATTGACCACCAGGGTCTACTCTCTCCTGATGCGGGCATGATGGGCAAGGGAAGACTTGGATGGGATACTCAGGGTGAGATATCTCAAGCCCTAATGGGTAAAGCCAGAGGGATGAGGAACTCCAAGGGTGAGCGCGGAATCGGAATGTGGGTTCTCGCTCAGGGACATTCTTCCCTCTTGAAGAAGAAAGCAGAAGACATTTCTGTTGCGGACGTTGGGTTGAGTTATCTAATTGCCCAACCTGCTCATTATATTATCCATATCATTCGAGATGATATAATGGCAGCGAATGATGAGGCTATCCTAAAGCTGACTAAGGTGAGGGACGGAAGAGATGGACTCATAGCTTATGTGAGAACGAACTTTGCGAACTCAACCTTTATTCAGAAAGAGGAATCTGGTGGGTTAGCTGTAGAGGCTGCCGCAACGAACATAACGTTCTAGGTGAAATATGGAGAGATGGTTCAGAGATACAATAAGGAAGCTGCTTTGTAAGGGCCGAAGATGCGAAAGCTGCCATAAGAGTCATACAAAGCAGAATCCTGTAGAATGGTGCGACAGTATGCACTGGCTATGTAAGGAATGTGACGATCTGGAGTGGGCAGCAACTTGATGTAAAGGAGAAAAGCTATGGAGCATTCATTTGAGGACTTCCCGACTATTGTGGCTGATCCTACCTTGCTGCTTCATAGCAATATCCCTAAGCCTCTTCATGAGGTAAACCCTAGAACAATCAAAGGGCAGGAATGGTGGGACAAGAATAGAAGACTCACTTATGCTGCTCAGGGAGATAGATGCGCAGCGTGTGGAGTTCATAAGAGTCAAGCTAAAGGCAAAAAGAAATGGCTTGAGTGTCATGAAGTCTATACGATAAACTACGCAGCAGGAAGGGCTAAGTTTGAGAGACTTGTTGCTCTCTGTCCTTTCTGTCATAGCTTTATACACAACGGAAGACTTCAGGCTCTCTTTGATAAAGGTGAGATCGGCACTAGAGAATACCTATCTGTCATAGGACACGGGAAAGAGATTCTTGAGAAAGCTGGTCTATCGAATCAATGGGAGCATCGACACGATGTCCCTGGTGGGAAAGTAGCTGAGTGGTTAGATTGGAGACTGGTCTTTGAGGGTATTGAGTATCCTCCTAAGTTCCAGTCATATGAAGATTGGCTGAAGAACTTCGGATACCAGATTGAGATGACTCCGAAGGCAAGCCCTCTCTTCAACTCTGCTCACTTTACCATCTTCGATATGCTTGATGAGTTAGATGAGTTTGATCCTGGAATGGACGAACTAACAATACTAGACATATTTTGAGGTAAAGGAATGCCTGACTACGAGTTCTATTGCAAGCAGGATGGTTGCGGACTGAAGGGCAAGATTGTTCTCCGCAAGTTTCATATGAATGATGAGAAGTCGGGAACCTGCGAAGAGTGTGGAAGTGCTCTTGAGAGACAATATGGGCACTTCATGACAGCTGGTAACGCAGATGAACTGGAAGAGGAAGCAGTATGGAAGTGAGCAGGACGCTACAAGAGTATCATGAGATTGCTGATGACATAGCTCGCATGATGCCTATGTATTCAACTCCGAACCCTTTCCTCACAAAAGATGATTTTGATGAGGTTATCAAGAGAACTGACCACGCCGTTCACAACCCTGGCTTCACCCTCAACAATACTGAAAGATGGTGGGTTTTAGGCGTTCTTGAAGGTCGAGGTGTAATACGCAGTATCTTCGGAACCGATGATGTTTCCGAGATTTACCTGACCAAGCAAGACTGTGAGACTTGCCACAGAAAACCAGGTTCTCCCCGCTCAGATAATGGGCTACCCGCTGGTAGACATTGTGACGAGTGTTGGGAGAGCCTGGTTTCTTCTTGTAGAAGCAGGAGCTGGTAATGGAGAAAAAGGTTGAGGGAGTTTACAAACTCGAAGCGATTGGCCCTCATGGTGCTGTCGAGATAATGGACATTGACCTTGATCTTCTTGTGGAGTTTGAAGACCTTATGGTGTTCAGACTTCCGAAAGAAGTAGATTTCAGACCTGATATGGAGGATGCAATATCCTCTATTCAGAGTATTGTCGGCGGCAAGAAGTGGCTTGTTGTAGAACACGACATAGAATTGATGAGGGTAGTCAAAGTTGCCTGAGGAGCCAAGAACCCAGAAACCTGGTGAGAAATGCGATAACTGCCATTTCCTTTATCACTGCGGTATGTGGTGTGAGGTTATGGATAAGTATTCGCAAGACCCAGAGGGATGGTGTCCGAGCTACCTAGTAGAGTATTCAGAGGAAACAGATGGCCAGAATTAAGGTAAAAGAGCAATATGTGGATGTGGACTTGCTCCAGCTCTTAGATGATTATGGTATCAAAGGACGCCAGATCGGAAATGAGTTTGTAGCAGCTTGTCCATTTCACGATGATCGCTCTCCAAGCTGGTCTATAAAGTTAACTGGTGAGAGAGCTGGTCTCTGGCAGTGCTTCGCATCAAACTGCGAGAGTAAAGGAAATGTAATATCTCTCATCATGGAGATGGAGAATTGCGGTTATCGAGAGGCAATAGCTTCTCTAACTGCGATAGATTCCGAGATCAAAGTAACTGATCAGGATATGGACTCCATCGTCAAGAAGCTACTTTCGATAGGCGTAGACATCAGTCAAAAGAGTCTGCGCTACCCTGTTCCACAAGATTGCACAAGGTCTTATGTTGAAGAGTTCTTCACTAATCCTAAAGATCAAGGTGGAAGAGGATACAGCAAAGAAGACTACAGCCAGCTTCTGGTTGATAATGTCTTGTATTGCGAATCTGGTTTCTTTAGAAACAAGATCATTATACCTGTCTACAACGAATCGGGCGAGCAAATCTCGTTTGTTGCCAGGACACTTGATCGAGCTGTTCTTGAGAAATATAGATACCCAAGAGGGTGGATGAAGAATCTGTTTGTATATAGACTGGAAGGGAATCCAGCACTACCTCCGGTTATCTGTGAGGGCATATTCGACGGACTTCACATCCAGGGTATTTGGGGGAGAACTGCCCTTGTCATATTTGGTAGTTCTCTTACTACAAAGCAAGTCGCCTGGATAGCTAAACGTTATGACCGAGTGACATGGGGTCTTGATGGCGACGAAGCTGGAAGGAAGGGCACCTATAAAGGCGTAAAGAATATGCAACAATTCGGAACAGAATGTGATGTAATGGAGCTACCCGATGGCTTCGACCCTCCGATGGTCTCACGGACGGACATGAATAGTATACAATTGATGGCAGCAAAGGATTATGGAGAGAAATGGGAGAGAGGTCATACGTTGAAGAGATTCTCCTTGAATGGAGAAAAAAGATTCAAATCCTGATCGCAAGATCAGCATTTGGAGCGG